GATTTATTTCCCCATCTTCTTCGCCATCTGTTACATCTGTTGATTTACCAGTTATGTATGCAAAAGACTCTGCGTCACCATTTGAGTTGTTACCAGTAAAAATCATTTGCCCTAACGTGTTTCCGTTAGCACCTGATTCTGTATTGACAAAATTAAAGTCAGGGTCAAGATCAGCACTACCGTCTGAACTTACAGTTATTGCACCTGTTACGTCTATGCCTGCATCAGTAGTAACAATCCTGTTAGCATCGTTATATTTTAAAGCTATGTCTAATGAACCCCAACTTGCAACAGCTTTTGTATCGCTTCGTAAGTAGCCATTCTGGCCCTGCAAAGTAATAGCTCCGCCGCCTACTTCTTTTATAAAAGAGCCACCGTTAACACCTGTCGCTTTATAGATTTCAAAATAGTTACTTCCATCAGTTCCAAATTTAATTGTGCTGGTATCAGATAACAGAACTTGTCCGGCTACATCTACTTGATTAGTAGTGACCGTACCTGTTACCGTAGCACTATCGATATACAAGTCTTTAAAGCGCTTAGCAGTTGTACCAATATCTACATCACTATCTGCATTTGGTTCAATGACACCATCTTTAACTGAGAACTGTAAAGCGGCTGCGCTAGATACGTTAGTATAGAAGTTTAATTGATCAGTAGCTTCTGTAGTTGTAATCTTAGTGAAACCAGCAGGAGAACTAATCAGAGGAACACGAGCACCTGAGTCTGCGTCACCGTTATGAGTGTGGCCCGTGCTCTCATCAAAAGCTACTGAAACATTATTAAACTCAGTAGTAAAGTCCCCTGCGTTAATAGTCTCACCAGTTGTAAAAGTCTTTGTTTTAGTATAACCTGTCATTCTTTTATCTCCTGCCTGCTGGCACGTAATCTATGAAAAGACCATTAATACGGTAAGAACCTTTTTGGTCGTCACTTATAATTGAAAAGTTTGCTGTGTGTCCGCTGCCCTGAACAGCCTGTCTAACCATCGGATCACCGATACCGCCATAAGAGCTGCCCCCATACGTTGAAAGTCCATATGCAGAAGGTACAGGAATCGTAGTCATTACATAAGGGCTTGGTTGCGGAGCCTCTACGCTATTATAATCGTATTTAACAAGTAGTGTTGGGATTACAGTAGACTCAGGGCTGATTGAGATTTTTACATAGTGTAGTGTTTTTCTGCTGCCTACGTCTCCGAAATCATAGAACGGGGTGACGTACCTAGATTTTATATTGAAAGCAACCCCTTCGTTATAAAAACTTTTACCTTGATCATGTAAATACACATAACCGTTTTTATCACCATGATAATATTTTTCTACACCATCTGTATCAAAACTTGAATCCAAAGCATGAGCTTGAATGCCTAATGTTTCTGACCACTCAAAACCGTTATTAGTTAGTGTACCTATGATGCCTTTAGAGCCTGATACAAGCTCATCAGCTCCTGAGTAGAAAAGTCTATATTGATTTTTACTTCGAATGACAGCGCTTGAAACAATAAGATTATTAATATTTTTTGAAAGCTTTGCAAATGTGGGCTGGACTTGGCGACTGATTGAGCTTAACTCTACGTCACCAATACGGGCTGTACCTGCAACTGTGCGTATGCCATCAGAACTCAGAAATACTAAATCGCCGCCTATTTCTTGAATACTTGCTGCTGCCAAACAACCTACGTTTGTAGTTATAGGTACTATAGCTTCTCCGTCATTTACGCCAGCTCCCATTTTAACAAACTTATGTATGCTGTTAGCACAAAATATAATAACGTCATCACGGAAACTTTTTAAACCTACAATAGTATCTCCAAGAATTAAGTGCGCTCCTGTCGAAAAGCTAGTGACGCTATTTACAGAACTATAATATAAAGAAGTGCCTGCCCCTACCACGAGGCGTGTTTCGTGTCGAGTACCTACAGACGGTGTGACGGTTGTGTCTACTGTGAATTCATGGCCGTTATAAGTTCGAGTATCTAAATCGCCAGTTCCCTTAATTGTAAGAGTAAACGGCAGGTTATCACCGTCTAAAATAACTACAGTTCCATTGTCCCCTATACCTTCTTCATACACAAAGCTTGTCTGGCCTTGACCTGTTCTATCTACAAGAGCTTTACTAAAATACGCAGCATACGTGTGGTCTGTATTAGTTTGCCCAGCTCTAGCTACATTAACCCAAGTTATGCCGTCAACTGTAAACATAATAGCATTACCAGAACAGACAAGGAGTCCTCCCGCATAAGCCATGATACCTTTAATATCCGCAGTTCCGTTTGGCTTAGCTGTACCGTAAGGAGTATAACCATTTATTCTACGGTAGCCTGAGTCTGAATCCACTTCAAAGTTTTCAAGCTCTATAGCTGTTCCGGGCGCACCCAAAGCAGCAAGCTGATTAGTATTAGTATCTAATCCGCCTTTACATACAAAACCAAAAGGTTGCGAAGCAGCCATTAAATAAACCTCACTCTGTCGTCTTTGAAGTATGAAGGTACAGGCTCAATAAGATTAGAGCGCATAGACTTTAAACCTTTTTTATAATCGTCAAGTGCGAATGCGGCTGACTGAGGGTTATCTTTAAACTGCCAAATGTAATAACGTGCCTTAGCAAGAAGGACAGACGTATACATTTCGGGGAATGCAATTAGGTCGGTAGCTACTGTTAGCTTTGTGGGAAGAACCCAAGCTGAGAACCAAACTTTATATGCTTTATCGGGAATAGGGCTTAGGCCGAACGACCTGCCATCTTGACTGCGGATAACTCTAGAAGGTTCTCCACCTACTGCTTGATCAGCATTATCAGCATTTTCTGCTGTTCTAAAATAATCTTTCCACTCTTCTGTAGTGGTGTATCTTAAATTTTTACTGACATACGGGGCTGTTTCTCCTGCTATGCCTTCTGTTGTTAAATAGAAAGTATTCCAATCTATTGAACTATAATCTTCTTTTATGTTTGAGCTAAAAACTTTTAAATGATAAAATCTTTGTCCTGCGGATGTATTTAATGTTACGTTTCCTAACATAGGATCATAATTAGCAAGTGAAGGTATTGGCGCACTTAAAAAAGGCCATTGAGGTTCTTCATTAATAATATCGAAGTACGCACGATTAACGCAGTCTTTAACGTATGCTTGGATGCCGAGGGCTTGTCCAAAGTCACCTGCCGTTAACGGTACTTCATTTAACTCACGAAGAAGTTCATTAGTCAAATCTAAATATGATGTTGCCATTTACTTTTCCTCGGTAGTTTTTTTATCTTTCTTTTTAAAGATTGCATCCCAGTTGTCATCAAAGTTCTTTTTAGCTTCTCCAGTATATACTGAACTATTTACTTTGACTACTCTTCCTATTTTCATACCTACTGGTTTGTTCGGTGAACCTATTACATTCATAATGATACCTCTAAAAGATTGAGGGGCTTTTACACCCCTCGCACTTATCTTACATATTAGTCAAGAGTAGACACGTATGCTTTTGCTAATGCTTCAGGTCGTAAAACTTTAGAACCGAAAACATGTAAGCCACGACAGATGTCGCCAAAGCTATCTTGTGAACGCAAAACTTCAGTGTTCACGATAGTTTGTGCAGTAGATACAGCAGACATGTGACCCGCTAATACCTGATTAACTAATCCGCCACGAGTAGCAGCAGGACAGTTATTAGACTTATACATTTCAAAGCCACGTAACTTACCAGAGCTTACCAAACCGTTACGGATTGAACCCTGACCAGCATTGAAGTCTACTGACAACAACTTAGAACCAGACTGGCTTAGTTGCTCGTAGAACCAAGGTGGAGCTACAAAGTAACGACCTTCTTCTGGAACATTCTGCTCATCGAGAAGACGAGCTAAACGAGCCATAACGTCTAAAGGATCAACGCCTGCACCCTGAGTACCACCAATATCAATTGGCTTAGTACCGGCATCAGTAGCGTCTAGGCCACCTACATCAGTAGCTGCGTCAGCACCAACAATATTGTCAGGTGTTGAACCTGCGCCTGAAGATACACCAGCAAACATAGATGCTAGAACTACTTCGTCATACTTATTTTTCAAAGCATAAGCAGCAGATGAAGCAGCTACTTCTTTGAAGTTTACGTGAGACATTTTGCTTTCAATATCATCAACGATGAATTTGAATGCTTTTGCTTGGTCAACAACTAATGAAGTTTCTGCATCAGTTAAAAGTGTTGGGGCAGTAGTGCCGCCACGAGTGTAATCATGCACAGTGATTTCTGGCTCTTTGATGATCTGTACAGAGTCACCGAAAGATGAGATTTCACCAGCGTAATCAGTGTTAGTGATTGCTTCTACTACTGAAGCTTTACGGAAAAAGTTTTGTACTTTTTTCGAATAAACTTCTGGTAAGAAAAGACCGTTAGTTTGGCCTGCGATTTGTGTGTCAAAGTTACCGGGTGCTGGATTACCTGCGCCTTGGAATTTAGCCATGAGATGTTACTCCTAAAAAAAGAAAAGTTTAGAATTAACGCACTCGTCCTTCCATGATAGCTTGATCAATTTCTTGCTCATACTTATCATATTGGTCGAGACTAAGCGAATTAATTTCCCGTTGTGTCCAGATCTTAGCTTCATCAGTGCCTACAGAAGTAGTTTTTGTAGATACCATGTCCGCTGCTGATCCAGTGGTTTGTGACGCTTTAGTCTTACGCTTACCTTTAGTAGAAATTCCAGATTCCATTTTATAAAGATCAATAGCTTTAACTGCAAGTTGTACATTGTCTGGGTTATCGTAGATCCAACCTTGAATTGCTTCAGGTTGTTCTTTAGCCCAGCTATGAAAATTGTCATCACCTCGAATATCTTCGAAGTCAGGATGACGATCCCGTAAAGTTTCTTCAGCTTCTCTTCGTGCTATCGTGTTTTCACGCTCTTGGATCATGTCCATTTTAGCTTGAAGTGCTTTAGTTTGTGTCTCAGTTTTCATGTGAGCCACAGTCTCTACTGTATCATATAGGTCAGGGTATTGGTTTTTAAACGTTTCTAAATCTTCTGCGCTTTTTAACTGGACGTTTGGAGCAGTGCTCTCAGCCGCAGCTTGCAGTTCTAATTCTCGTTGTTTAAAACCAGAAACCTTCTCATCATAATGTTTCTTTAAGTCATCGTATCGTTTCTTATAGTTGGTTCTTTGCTTCTTCTCAGTAGCTTCTTCAGGGGCCTCATTGGGGGTAGCCTGTTTGCTATCTGGTCGTTCAAAGAATACTCCGTCTGCTGTCGCCACACTTCCTTCATCTGGCGTATGCCAAGACTTTTTAGAATTGTAAGGGTTTGCAGTTTCTTCTACTACTTGTTCGTTCGACATATTGTCACACTCCTATTGGGGCTTTTCGTCTTTCAAGGTGGCTGTTTAGTTAGCTAAACGTAACAGGGTCTCGAATTAAAAGGTGGCCTCTAGGTTAAAAGTTAGTAAGGGGCTAAGGGTCTAGGTAGCCTTACTGATTATAAAAGACTTGGCATTTTATTAGCAGACATCATTTGTTTTTTAATGTCTCTATTCGTGTCGTCAACTTCAGTTACTCCGTATGTTTTTTCATTTTGGAGTGGGTCTTCAGTTAAACCGCCAAATGCTTTAGGTACTCGACCGCCTTCATCAAAAGCTTGCTCTGCCTCATCCATCATAAGTTGGAGGTTTTCAGCGCCAATTGAATCAACAGCCTTCTTGGTGAAAACAAATTCACCGTCCGATAACCTAGCTGGTATCGAATCTGATACTCCAGTACCAATTCCTTCTACGGAACCTTCACCAGAGAATTCTGCTGCAACGTCTAAGACTTTATCAAAGACCATTGCTAATTCTGTGTTGCTTTCTAAAGCTTCTGAAAGCATATCTTGTTCTTCTTCACTAAGAGCTTCACCTAATACGAAGTCTTGGAAAGTATCTACCATCTCATCATCAGGTAGTTGTGAGGCTTCTGCTGCTTCCAGTTCACCTTCAGGAATGTTATCGTATGTATCTTCTAATTCCATTTCAGGTGTAGTGAGCATTGAGCCTTCATTATATTTAACTTTCATTTTATCATACATATTATTATGTCCTGTTCTTAGCTTCAGAAACTTGATCTTTAAGTGTCTCTAGGTTAACCAGAGAATTCACTCTCCCCTGCCTGCGGTACATTTCCTGTTCCGATGTTGCCGCCACCAGTGCCTGTAGCTCCAAGGTCTTGAGGTTGTTCAGGTGCTCCAGCAGGGCCTGCCATAGCTCCCTGTTGCTCGTTAGGGGCGAGAGCTTCGCCGCCAGTTGCTTGTCCAGCATTCTGTGCTCCTATAATTTGTGCCATGATTGCGGCTTCTTCAGGATCGTTTAAGATCTCATCAGGGTCTAAGTCTAAGCTGTATGCAAGCTCGCTGACGATCTTAGAGATCTTAACGAAAGGTGCAATAGCAGGATTCTGTGCAGTTTGTAAGAACATTGTTAGTCGTTGACTACGTACTTCTTTCTGCATCAAGCTATTTGTACCCATAGCTTTAATTTCTAAATCGCCTTCTACATCTAGTTGGCCTTCGAAGAACTGCATGTTCCACTGGTAATAAGCCTCACCAAGAGGTTTAAGCAAGAAGTCATCTAAGTTCTTAACTACTGTTTTAATATTCAATGACGCTGCACCTAAAAGCATAGACATGCCTGATGCAGTACGTGTCATAGACTGTACGCCTGTCTGACCGTGTGAGTAACTAGGAATACCCGTTTGCTCATCTGCTAACTGGCGGAACTTGTCAAACATCATCATGTTTTCTTGTGATGTGTTAGGAAACTTCATGCCATAGATACTCTGACCGGCCTGTCCTGCCTGACGGCGGAACACTTTTCCGGGATAGATCTCCATGTTCTGACCGCCAACAAGAGCTGATTCATCTACGTCAAAGACTAGAGAGCCACTAAGTGCCAAGTTGTCGATAGCCATGCGAGCATGTCCATTCATTATTTGTTGCGAGTCATCCATATTTTCCGCAACACCAATACCAAAAAAACTATAAGGATTGCGCTCGTAAGAAAAAGCGTTGTACGGAATTCGGTGAGGAGTAAATGGATTGACAACACTCCTGAGCAGCTTGCCATTGCTAATCCAAGCATTGATTTGAACTTCATCTAAGTCATCTACCTCGTCTGGTAATTCCATTCCGACTTCACGAGCGTACTCTGCATCCATAACGCCCCAGTATTCAAGGACTTCGTACTGCCCTGAACCTGTGTCGTCTGAACCATTATCGTCCTTTAGTTCGTGTTCGTAGTCTTTTTCTTCGTAGTTAGGCCCCATTTGGAGACACTCACGAATAGCGTCCTTATCGAAGTAAGGCATCTTAGCTAAAGCTCTAAGCTGACTACGGTTGTATTTGTGTCTATGTACGATGTACTCGCACTCTTCAATTGTAGTTGCACTTGGATCTGGAAAGAAATCCCAGATACTTACAAACTCAAGACGGGGGACACGTACAGCGATAGGATCATAAACACGATTCCCTTCTACGTCTGTGCTCCAACGTCCGATTGTCTTATTGAAATTGAACGGGCCTTTAACAATACCTGTTCCAAACAACGCAGATTCAAAGATAGCATTACGAAGCTCACTAGAACCACTAGACTCTTCAATCTGATCGTGGATAAGCTTCTGCATCTTACGTGCAGCTTCTTTAGCTGGTGCAATCTCTAAAGTTGTTGGGTTGGCGCTAGGGCCTTCAGCAAAAGAGATCTTACCTTCTTCTTCTGCTGCTTTAATCTCTTCTTCAAAAAGAGAAGCGCCTGCTGTTATAGTTGCTCCAGCTTTTAAGACTTTACCGTCACCAACATAACCTACATCGTATGGGTTAACTGGGGTCTCAACTACTTCTTCGTCTTCTGGGACTTCTTCGGCTTCAGACGTTTCAATGCCTGCTCCGCCTGTTGATACATGCTTATAAGTAGCAATACCTTCAGGTAATCTGGTTTCTGTGATACCGATTGGGAACTGACCAGTACCGAAGATAACATCTACTAACTGACCAAAGGCTGCTAGGACTTTTGTCTTAGTAACCTTAACGAATACTTTAGATTTTTCAGACTCACGAAACTTAACATTGCGGCCATATAAGCCTCTGAAGTTATGGTAAGCTGTTAACCAACGTTGCTCATCCCCATCACGGGCATCAGATGCTTCCATGAAACGGTCTTCAACTAGGCCGACTAAACGATTACGGATCTCTTCGTCGAGGTCAAGCTCGTAGCTACTTTCGCCTTCATTGCGTTTAAAGTAGATTTCGTTAGCTGTATCAAATAGGCTATTGCCTGTTTCGTTAGTCATTTAGTTTCCTTATAGCTCTTTAAAGATGTTGACACTACCGCCACGTTTATTTCCTCGTGCAGAAATCTGTGTGCCGCCTTTAGTTTTGTAGCTGTAGCTTGCATTGCCTTTCTTATCGACACCAAAACGACCTGCTTTTGTGTCTACACCAATAGAGCTGTTGCTATAATTAATCTTGCCACTATTATATTTATTCTTATAATGGTCTAGACCTTCCTGGTGTGCTACTGTAAAGGGGCCTTTCTTTATTGAAGCCGAAGCTCCAGAAGATGAATAGTTCTGATTGCCTGCAGCACCTATAGAAAGATCTAAATCCCCTATACGTTTATGGCTAGAGATACTACCGCCTTTGTTATATTTAACTTTCATGCTTTTATTTTTCATAATTAATATCCAAAGTTAGAGTCAACTGGTCTATAAATCTGCTCTCTTTTAATGTCTCTCATACGGTCTAAGGGATTTGCATTCCTTGGCCTAGACATTATAAGGTAGCGTAACGCATCATATGCGTGATCAGATGCTCTGGTATCTACGTCTTCTGGGTTTGATTTATCCAGAGGAATTCCTTGAAGTTCTCGTATCAGGTTCGGGCATGTATTAAATATTTGTATGCGTGGTCTACCGCTTTGAGTAATCTTCAAGTATTCGTGGATTTGTATTTTTCCTTGAATCCTGTTCTTATCAGCTCTACGTAGTTTATGTCCTTGCTGCTGCAAAGTCTCACCGACTGTAGGGCCTGTTGTTCCTGTTCGTGACCAACATGCTGTATCTAGGACTCCTTGGACTGAGAAGGGGTCTGCTAGTTCCATGTTGGTTATAAGCTCTCCGAGTTCTGTACCTAGTAAGTTCTTCTGGTACAGTTCTCTATATATAATTAATGTCCCATCACTAGGGTCTACTGCGCCCCATATACAGGCTGATTCAGAAGCATAACCATAATCTATTCCTTTAATCCGTTCCCAATGTACTGGGATCTCAAAAGGAGTGATTACGTGTGCAAGCCTATCAAACTCTGTGAAGGCTGCTCCTTCTGCTACATCCCAATCACCATCTAGTAGTTGTCTACGTTGTGTGGGTGGCAGAGCCTTTAGCATCTGCTCGTAACGTCCATCCTTAGCTAAGTAAGGGTTATCCTGCAAACTAGCTGGGATAAACTTCCTTGTGAGGCCGTCTTTGCCCATGAAAGGCTCATGAGGTGGATGAGGCTCAATGTATCTCTTCTTTACCCAATGCGCTCCAGCACCACCGGGGTTAGCTGTACAACGCATGTAAGGAACTATCTCAGAGTCTGTAGTCCGTAGACGTGACGCTAAGTAGTTCCATGCAAATTCTGTCGGTAGATGTGTAATCTCATCAAAGCCTATCCAGCTATATGCTTGACCCTGATAACGATAAACATCTGCATCTCTTTCCAAGAAGCCGAACTCTACTTTAGCCCCACTAGGGAACGTCCACATCTTCTCTACTTCTTTGTACTTAGCCCCGTGGAAGGCTTTCGGGTAGAGTTCACGGCTCTTGTCTATAATCTCTCTTAGCTCTGGCATTGATCGTCTAAGGATCAACGCTCTGTGAGCAGTCCTGTGCGCATAACGCAACGGATCAACAATCATTGCATATGACTTACCGCCACCTGCTGCTCCACCAAACAATACATCCGTCTCTGAAGCGGCAAGGAAGTCCTCTTGAGGGCCTTCGTTAGCCTTGAAGATAACACTCTCTTCAGCTTCTTCTCGTAAGCTCTTTGGTAGGGCTTCTAATTCTTCTGCGCTAAACAGCTTTGACTTCTCTGAGTCGCTCAAGACATCCAAGGTCTTCTTAGTATTCTCAATAGACTTCTTGTAATTGTCTACCTTGCCCTGTGCCGCCTTAAGCTTCTTCTGTTTAGCTCTAACTGTACGCTTAGCAGACAGTTTAGCTTTAGTCTCTGAGTGGTAGTTGTAACCTTTACCCTTAGATCCCTTTGCTCTACCTGCTTTCTTCTTGGGGGTGCCGTCCTTTTTCAGGACGAACTCACCGTTCTCATCTGTCGCATAGTTCTCTGGGTTTACTTCCCAGTCCAACTTATCCAAAAGCTCGTTTCTCAGCAATCTTCTTTAGACCCGTGTGGCTTAAAGACCTGCCAGTTAGATGAGTAATATATACACTACCGTCACGTAAAGATAAAGTCTTGTTCTGGATCATAGGGACTACAGAGTCTAAAGCCTGTAGCTCTTCGGGGATCTCGTCCAATTGACTATCATCTTCATCGTTTAGTTTGTAACCAAACGGGATTGTACTACTAGATCTCCTCATAGTCACCCTCGATGATTGTCTCTTTCTTAGTGGGGAGTACGAAGATACCACCTGTAGTATTAACATTAACCTCAAGTGTATCCTTCTTACCTAAGCCTACACGGTCTAGGATGGTCTGTGCGGCCTGTATACGCATGTTAGCTTGCGGTATAGGCTCTGCGCTGTCCATTATATGGACTAGCTTCATAGCGGCTTTAGGGGCCGACTGAGCTAATATGCCTGTAGCTAGGTCTAATATCTCTTGACGCAATGCTTTAACAACAGAAGGATAGCTAGTTTCCGAATAACCAGCTAGTAATGCTGCTTGTTTCGGATCACCTCCTACGGTTGGTAAATGGGCTAAGAAAGATTCTTGCTTTTCTGTTAGTTCTTTTATTTTCATATACTCTAGTATACCGCTGGTTTACTGTTTTGTCAAGTCTTTTATAACATTTAGTTATATAGTATGTATATATAAAGACATTATCTATGTATATGTATACGTATATGCATACAATGCATATAATGCTTGACAAAAGTGGATCTCACCGTTATACTATATATTGTAGCCCGCCCCGCTATATAGTTATATTAGTCATCTGTATCTTATCTGTCTTACACTCCCCCTTTAAAGCCCTTTAAAGCTGCGGCGCTAACTAGTTTCCATACCAATTCCTGTAAAAATGTATAAGCAGTAGTATATACCCCAC